CGGAGTATGAACAAATTTAACAGCCTGCCAGTTATTTGGATCGTATCCTTCTACTCTTGTAATTTCATATACTGAAAGAGGTTGTACACCCACTACTCCTAAGTTTTCTGCAATTTCTAAGTGTAAAAAGAAATCTCCATATTTAACTAAACTTCTAACCCAAGGCCACATATTAAATTCTACATTTACAATATCGTAGAACAAATTGGTTAAAATATCTTTAATATGATCGTTATTCGTTTTTATTTCAATAACTCTACCATACTCATTTTTAGAAGTTGATTCATCTGCAAATATATCTAAAGCCGCTGATATAATTGGATCTTGATCCATTGCATCATAATCTCTAAATAACTCTTGTCTAATTTGTTGATATGCTAAATAGTTCTCAAAGGTATTGTTCATAGCCGATGAGTGTAATCTCATATATCTATCTCTTAGATTTGTTGCAATTGCTTGTGTTTCATCAAAGTCAATTACTTTTAATCTACCACCTTGGTTTCTTACGATTACCGAAGTAGAAAAGAGCTTCTTTAACCTGCCGTAAAATGAATTATCTGCCATATTTTTTTATTACCATTTTTTACAAGACCAATAGTTTGCTTTGGTTCTTGGACCAGGATTAGTATCACAATGCATTCTTGCTCTAAATGATTTTCTTCTCTCTGGATTATTTTTCTTAATCACCATTCCTTTTTGGCCAAAGTTTACTTTAACAACTCTACCTGCTGGATTCTTTACATAAACTTTAAACTTTTTAACATCACCTTGCATTGGTTTGTTAAGAGTTACAGATTTACCTTGATATTCTGCTTCGTTTAAAGATTCATTATACGCTTCTTTTTCTTTCATTTTTGTTTTTAAGAAAGATAAGAAATCTTCTAATTCATCCTGATATTCACTATCCACATCATACTCATCAATATCATCATCCTCAACTTCTTCTTTTATTTTACCAAATGCCATTGCATAAGGGTCAGAATATATTTTACCCAATTCAAATTTAACACCACTTTCAAATGTATGTGTTTTCTTTGTTGAAGATAAACCAAAAAATTCATATAAAAAACTTTTCTTCATATTATTTTACTATATTTGTATAATATATAAATATTAGATTATCTAATAAGCCACCTCAAATCTTCAAAATCATCTTTGTTAAGTGGCATTTTATATGGATCTTCTTGGAAATCACGAGAACTATAAACACCAGTCTGATCATATTCAGTTCTAGTAAATCCGTTTAATGTGCTATAAGACATTTGGCCTCTTTCATTTCTCAATCTTAATGCAGTATCTCTAACCCATAAACCAATACCCATACTCATTGTTAAGTCATCATTATAACCCCTTGCTGCTTCTGCTCTACCATTTACCCAAACGAAAGTAAATAACTCATCTATCGTTCTCTTAGAGTGTATTATAAGGGATTTATCTTTCATATATTGGTCTATCTTAGAAACAATCATAGGACGAGTTTTCGATGAAATGGTAAACCCTGGTATCATTTGTTTTTGTTCTCTATACCATTTGTTAGTCCATTGTGTATCAGCATCTACATACTGAACATCTTTATTACTCCAAAATAAATTCTTATAATCTCTATCTAATATCTGTTGAATAGTTGCCCAACCAATGTTTGCATTATCTACAATAAGTAATGCATCATTGTATTCGGTTGCTACTGAAATTAAGAAATTACCAAAATCAGTAGGTTCTATCTTACCTTTATATTCTGCAACTTGTTCACAACTTTCGGCATCGATAACATGGAATGCACTATAATCGGCACCATCACCTCTACTTACGTCAGCTGTTACTACATATGTTCTACTATAATCTGCTTCTCTCCATTTCCAATAGTTACCATCAAACCCACCTTTAGATGTTGGTTCAATCACATAATTATTGGTATACCATTGTAATAATTCACCATCAATTACATTATCACCAGAACTAATAAAGTCACAATCACACTCTTGTGCTGCTTGTTTTTCACCTAATTGTTTAGTTTGTTCATCTCTCCAACTTTGTTCTCTATCAGGGTGAACTGTCCAGTGTAGTTTGATTGGATTGAAAAGGTTTTGTCCATTTTCTGCACCAACCCACATTCTGTGAAACCAGTTACCCACACCATTTGGAGTAGAAAGTGCAATACAGTCACCACCGGTTGCAAGTGTTAACTGAGTACCAGTCCATATTTCATCAATATAATCAATGAACGCGGCCTCATCGAATACCAATAGTGATAAGGCTTCAGAACGACCAGAGTCAGGTTTTGAAGATACCGCTTTGATTTGAGAACCATTTTTTAAACGAAGGGAAAGTTTGTTATCTTCCGATTCTGCAACTCTTAACCATACAGGTAGAAGTTGATTCATCGTTCTAACTTTTAATACTAAGTTCTTTGCTACATCTTGTTTGTTCGCAATAATAAGAACGTTGAAATCCTCTTGGAATATCATTTTCCATAAAGAATAACCTGCTACTAATGTTGAGATACCTAACTGACGAGATTTTAATACAATGTTGTATCTATGTGTTGCGAAATCCGTTAACGCATCTTCTTGGAAAGGATATAATTCAAATGGAATTTTTCCTCTCATTGGATGTTGGATTTTACAATACTTTTTCATGAAGTATACCGGATCGGATGCACACTTCTGATATTGTTCCTTTATTACATCCTTTAAGGATTTTTGTGGAGTACTCATTATTTTCTTAATCTAATCTTCCAATATACACCACCATTGATATAAGCTGATAATTTACCATTTGTTCCGTCCGTTGTTCTATTAGCTACACCAATTCCTAAATTGTATATTTTGTCCGATTTTGTATTAATTAACACACCTAAACCTAAATGAGATACTACATCTGCTTTGTTAAATCCACCTTCAATACCATAGAATACTTTTGTTTTAGGTAATTCTTTTACAATTGTAGTATTATTGATAATTCTTTGTTTAACTTTTGCAGTAAATGTTCTACCCTGAATTGCGTTCTTAGATATTGTATCTGTTAATGTTACAAATCCTAAACTATCAGGTAATCTTAAAGTATCTTTGTATATGTTTTTAGCAAAATAATCATGTAATATTGCATTAGTATCTATATTTGCTAATTTAATTGTTGTATCATGTAAGATAGTTGTGTGAACAATATCTTTACCTTTTTTCCAAAGTGTTTTTATTTTTTCTACTTCGGTTGTATCGTGAATTTCTTTGATAACTTCGTATGCCTTGCCATCCACCACCATAGTTTTACCTATTCCTAATTTACCACCTTTTAATTGGTAGATAAAAAATGCAATAAATGCAACTAAAAGTATGTTCTTAATCGTTGAAAATTTCATTGTATTTCTCCTTTATTATATCCCAATCCTCATCTACTGCGGCTTGGAATTTTATTATTAATTCTTTTAGACCCTCTATATCTGAATCTAAATCTGCTTTCACTTTATCAATGTCACCATCAATACTCCACTTTTCAATACTACCATCTGCATTTACAAAAGTAGGAACTGTGTCTGCATCTTTTCTTGCTTGTTCAAATCTTTTTAGGTCATCTTGTATTTGTCCTAATGTATTTGAGTTTATTTTCCAAAATTCATAGTTTTGATATAAACCTGCTTCTCTCATCTTTGCTTCTCTTTCCACTAAACAATTTATACAATAACCAGTCTTTTTGATTATTTTTTTATGTGCTGCAGTTAATTTAAATGTTTTACACTCTTTTGATTTACAAGTGTTAAGTTCATCTAAATATGCTCTAGCTTCATCATATTGAGTAACACGCATTACAAATCCATCATGCTGTTCCCACTCCTTACCATCTGCATCCGTCCATTTATCACCAACTTCTCTCTTAACCTTTTTTGCTTCCCACCCCAATGTAGCGTTTCCACTATCAATACCCCTCATAGTATCTAATATCTTTTTTCTACTAGGGTGTATCCAGGTTTTCTTGTCTTTATTACCTTTACTCTTTATAATCATATTTGTAACTTTATATATAAATATATATTTTTTTATCTTAACGAATTATTTACTCATTGCATTTTTTACTAATTGCATTGCATTCTTTCTAACCTTAACAGATTTATCATATCCCAAAGCAGTTTTAACTAAAATCATTCTACCAGTTTCTGGATTTTTAATCTTTTGTTGTAATACCTTTTCAACCTTTTTATTGTTCTTAATATCCGTATTTACTTTGGATTTTTGTGGTTCCGTTGGTTTTGGTTTTGATTCTCCACCTTTAGCTTTCTCTGCATTTTTAGTTGTTACTACAATTCTAGCAAATATATCCTTATCAAATTTAGGATAAACTTGTGTAAATATTTTTTTCTTATCTGCTAAACTCATTTTAGGATCACCAAATGTTGCTCTTAACTGAGTTCCACTTATATTTTTACCATTTACTTTCAATTGCATTTCAGGAGCTACTATATAATACCCCTCGTCCTCATATCCTTTTCTTTTATCTGCTGCAACTTTATCATAATTCTTAAAATATTTACCCCCTTGCTCTAATCTTTCTGCATCTTTTTGAGAAACAGCAGTTACATATGGAGTATCTTTTGGTAATTTATCTAATATTTCATTCGGTGCATATGGATTTTTAACCTGAACTATTTTATTAGTAGGTATATCAAACATAGTATGCATTATTTGCTTTTTATCTTTGAATGGGAATGGAGACCTAATAGGATCTTGTACGTTTGATGATGCTATATAAACATTATCTTTACCAAACTTATCAACTAATGCTTTGTAAATACTATAATGACCGGCGTGAAATGGTTGGAATCTACCAGTGAATATTGCTACTTCTTTCTTACTAACCTTTGGTATTTCTGCAACACTATCATCTTTTTTAACATCACCCTTCTTAGGTTTATCAAACTTAAATGAACCATTGATTTGATTTATAGGTGCAAATGCTCC